TGGTCTGGTGCTATTAATGACTCAACAACAGTAAGTGATTATCAAAAAGTTATAGGTAGCCTGGTTAATGATTCAAAGCGAGCTATAGAGAATTATCACGATTGGTTAGTGCTTAGAGAAACGGTAGATATATCGACAGTAAATGGCACTAAAAACTACAACTTATCCTCTGGTCAAGAGTTCAAAATTGTCGATGCAATAAACAACACTACGGGCACTCAATTAGTCCAGGTAAGCCGAAGCTACCTTAACAGTGTAAAGTACCCCACAGACCCCACTGGTGAGCCTCTATATTACGGTTTTAACGGTGCTGATAGTAGTAATAATTTAAAGGTGGATTTATCACCTGTTCCGATTAACGCAGAGACCTTATCTTTTGATATTATTAAGGCACAAGATGAACTGGCTACAGCCTCTACAGTTCTTAAAGTTCCTACTAAACCAGTAGTTTTACACGCATGGGCAAGAGCCATATCTGAGAGAGGTGAAGATGGTGGTACACAATCATCTATCGCAGCAGAAGAGGCAAACCAAGCACTTAAACAAGCAATCATGCTTGATAGTGGCAATACTCAATATGAATCGGATTGGTACATTAACTAATGGCTAAACAAATATCTTACCAGCCTTTAACAGATATAGGACTAAACGGTCTTAACACACAAGACAATCCTGCCTCTTTAGATACATCGTTTTTGACCAAAGCAGAGAATGTTGTAATAAGAGAGTCTGGTCGTATTGCCTTTAGAAAAGGTTTTAAACAAAAGGTTACTCCAAGTGGTACAGCCATAGCATCTTTAGTTGAGCATAATGACAATGGCACAAACAAGATATTTGCTAGTCATGGAACAAGCATCTACACTATGGACTTTACCTCGCCTAATTCAGCGTTTCCTAGTAGTGGTGCTGATGTTAAACATACCGTTTCAAGTAGTACAGGTGCTTGGCAGTTTATTAATTTTAACCGTAGACTAACTTGCATCCATGAAGATATAGTACCGCAGAGATATGATGGCTCTTTGGGTTCAGGTTCTAAGTGGGCAGCTTTTGATAACGCCCATAGACCATCTGGAGTTACTACTGCTGAGTTTAAACCAAGTTGCGGTATGGGTTTTTATGGTCGTATGTGGGTGGGCGGTGTAGCAGAAGAGAAAGATGTGCTTTACTACTCTACCCTACTCGATGCCGATGACTTTAGAACAACAGCAGAAAATGGTGCTTCTAATGGTGGTTATATAGACTTAAAGTCAGTATGGGGCGTAGATGACATAATAGCTATAGCACCGTTTATGGGTAAGTTGGTTGTCTTTGGTACAAACAACATTGCGATATATGATAGTCCTAATATTATTGGTAGTATCGCACTTAATGAAGTTATTAGGGGTGTAGGCTGCGTATCAAGAGATAGTGTCCAGGCTATTGGTGATGATCTTGTATTTCTATCAAGCACAGGTCTAAGGTCTTTAGGAAGAACCACAGAGAAAGACAAATTACCTATGCAAGATTTGTCTCTTAACATTAAAGATACACTCATTAGAAATGTTGGACAAAGCACAAATACAAAGGCAGTCTATGTTGAGAATGAAGGAATATATATTCTTTCTTTTGTAGATAACAATATTACTTATGTTTTTGACTTTAAACATTTCACACCCAATCAAGCACCACGCATAACAACATGGACTTTTGATAACGATAGAGAACCAGCAAGTTTAGCTTATACAGAGTTGTATGGCTTATTAGTAGGACAAAAAGATGGTGGTTTGGCTGGATATGAAGGTTATTACGATACTGATTTGGCTTATCCAGATAGTGTACAAACCTATACTGACAGTTCTTATACTAGCAATATAGCAACAACATGGATTAACTTAGGTCAATCAGTAGCATCATCTTTATTGAAAAGATTATTTATGGTTTTAGAGGGTGGTTCTGGAGCAAGTTTAGGTTTAAAGTGGTATAAAGATTTTAGTCCTACACCTTCCAATACAACACAAATTACATTAAATCCAGTCACAACAGGAACAGCGTTTTTATGGGGAGCATCTAATTCTTTATATGGTACAACAACAGTAACAACAACTAACGCTGGTAGTTTTGTGACAGGAACTTATTATGCAATTTCTAGTGCTGGTAATACTGATTTTACAGCTATAGGTTCAGCAGATAATAGTGTTGGAACAGTATTTAAAGCTACTGGTGCTGGTTCTGGTACAGGGGTTGGTGTTAGTCATGTTCATGTTTCAGGAACACACCCAAGCAATTCTACTTACAAGCCGATATATGGATTACAAGAATATAAAACCCCATTGACAGGTTCGGCTAAAAATCTCAAGCTAGAGATAAATATAACTTCTAATGGTTTTGATGCTTCTCTTCAAGACTTAACACTTCTACATAAACAAGGGAAAATACGATGAGTGATTATGCAATTACAGTTGATTGGGCAGGTAAAGATTCTTTAGCTGATTCAAGTGCAGCAAAAGTAATATCTGGTGCAGACTTTAATACAGAGTTTGCAGCAGTAAGAACAGCAGTAAATACTAAAGCAAACTTAAATGGTAGTGCCTCAGAATCATTTAGTGCCACGACAGCAGGTTCGGGAACAAATACAACACAAGTGGCTACAACTGCTTTTGTACAGGCACAATACGCTTATCCAGTAGGTGCTATTTTTACTACAACTACGGCTTATGCTAATTCAGCAGCAGTAGTTAGTGCTATAGGCGGAACGACTTGGGTAGCCTTTGGAGCAGGTAAGGTGCTTGTAGGTTTAGATTCTGGTGATAGTGACTTTGATACTGCGGAAGAAACAGGTGGCGCTAAAACTGATTCACATACATTAACAACTGCTGAAATACCTGCTCACACTCACACTTATGGTAAATCAACCACTTCTGAGAATATGAGTATTCACGATATTAGTGGACTTAGGGGAGCAGCAACTTCCAATACAGGCTCTACAGGTGGAGGTGGCGCACATACACACGACATCGTACAACCATACATAGTAGTATATTTTTGGAAACGAACAGCATAATTAGGAGATAGATATGGGAAGAAATATTAACGCAGATTGGGGTATAGGGATGACCCCACGAAACCAAATTACAGCCAAAATGCTTGGAGAACAAAATAGTAGTAAAGGCTTACTTAATAGTGCTATTGGATTAGGTGAAAGCATGTATGGTAATAAGCTGTATAAGGATCAAATAAAAAATATTAAAGGTGATTGGCGAGAGCAACTTGCTGGGGCGCAACCAGGTAATGTTATTGGTGGTGATGTTGAAACTTATTTTGATCCAGAAACTAAAACAGTTAAACAAAAACTTAGTGATAGAAGGCAAGGAATGTTAACTGGTTTATATGGTCAAACAGGTGGGTACGCAAATCAATTAGCAAACTTAAATCCTTATCAGTTAGCCGACCATATGTACAGCCAAAACGCAGAAGCTAGAAATCTTGCACAAGATAGAGAAAAAGCACAAATTTTAGAAATGATGAACGCAAGAGGCATAGATACTTCAACAATGGGTAATAATTTGTTTGGCTCAACAGTTCAAAGCCAAAATCTAGCTAACGCTCAAGAAAGGTCAGGTTATATGACACAAGCTCAAGACATAGCCAATGCAATTGCAGATAGACAAAACGCTGCAATTGGTAATATTTATGGTCAAGATGCTATTAATAGTCAAGGAATTGCAGATGCAGTTTCTTTAGGTACTGATGTTGCCCCACCATCAACTTTAGGTCCTGCCTACCAAGATCAAGTAGATGCTAAAGCAAAAACAGGTGGTGGTATAGCTGATATTTTAGGAATGGTTCTTCCTGGTGGTGGTTTATTTAGCAAACTTTTTTAGGAGACAAAATGGGATTATATGACAACATACTTGCAGATGAAAGACAACGAGTAGCAACAGAAGCAGCAGAAATGACACGAGGCAGAGGTGGAGTATTCTTAGCTGCTAAAGGTGCTGAACGCATGAAGCAAGGTGTTAGAAGTATGTTTGGCATTGAAGAACCAGTTGTCATAGCACAACAAGCAGCACAAGCTAGACAAGCAAAACTTAATAGCATTGTATCTAAATATTCAACCGCTTCTACTCGTGCTGACTTTACATCAGCATTTAGTGAACTTATGGCTAATGGATTTCCTGAAGAGGCCGCTAAGATACAAGAGCATTTAAAGAATATGCCTTCTGAAAACACACAAACAGGAACTACTTATATGCAAAACATTCGTGATATTGCAAAATATCAGTTAGCTTGTGATTTTAATGACCCTGAATGTGCTAAAGCTGCTCAAGAAGTTTGGCAGACACAAAAAAGAGCAGGTGTAGAAGAAAGGGGTGATATTAAATATATTGAAGAAGAAATGAAAGCATTTTCAGAAAGTTTAACTGAATCTACAAAAGATTACCAAAAGGCTCTTTATTATGGAAACACAATTGATCAGTCTTTAAAATTTTTAGATAGTGGTTTATATACAGGCACAGGTGCAAAAACAGTAAATAAATTTAAACAATTTGGAATGGCATTTGGACCTTTTTTTGTTGATCCAGGTGCTACTGCCACAGCAGAAATGTTTAAAGTCAATTCCATGACAGCAATTATGGCTTGGGTTCAAAAAACTAAAGGTGCTATTTCTGAAGCTGAAATGACACTCTTTGGAAATGCCTCAGAAGGCTTGGCAAGGTCTGTAGATGGAAACAAATTAATATTATTGACTGCTAAGAGTTTGGCTGACTATCAAAAAAATCTTCACCTAGAAAGGCTTGAATGGGAAGATACAGAAGAAAATCCAACTCGCAGAAAATGGTTGATACATAAAGCAAAGTGGGATTTAAAAAATGGAAATACAGTTCCTTCAGCAGATGAAATAGCCAAAGCATTGGGATCAGACAATGTAGAGTCCGAAGTTATTGAAAACGATAATGTTGTAATTACTGAAGTTTCTTTAGGAGAATAGTTAATGGGTGATAAAAAAACTTACCGAATTGACGATAAAGTTTATGGTCGATCTATAAATGTAACTACTGACGAAGTGATGGATTCGG